GAAGAGTAAAACCTAATAAACATAGTTTTTATAATGTTATGTATAACTTAAAGCCAGGTCAACTAATAATATTTAGATCTTTCTTAGATCATTCTGTAAGTCTTTGTAAAAACAAAACACCAAGAATAACTATGGCGTGTAATATATCATGAGCTTTAAAAAAAATAAATATGCTATAATTAAAAAAGCTATCTCTAAAGAAATGGCTAACTTTATATATAAATATTTTTTATTAAAAAGAGACGTAGCTAAATTTTATTTTGAAAACAAGACTATAAGTCCTTATGAAAGAAGATGGGGTTATTGGTTTGATGCACAAATTCCTCAAACTTATTCTCATTATTCTGATATTGTTATGGAAACTTTAATGTTAGAATGTCTAGGGATAATGGAAAAAACAACAGGGTTAAAACTATATCCTTCTTATACTTATGCTAGAATATATAAAAAAGGTGATGAACTTAAAAGACATAAAGATAGGTTTAGTTGTGAAATATCTACAACTATGAATCTTGGTGGTGATAACTGGCCTATCTATTTAAGTCCTAATAAAAATGTAGGAGTACCCGATGGTAAAAAAATTACAACAGCTAGTAAAACAAAAGGTATTCAGGTGGATTTAAAACCGGGAGACATGTTGGTTTATAGAGGTTGTGAACTAGAACACTGGAGAACAAAATTTGAGGGAGAAAACTGCGGACAGGTTTTCCTCCATTATAATAATAAAGGAACTCCAGGTGCTAAAGAAAACAAGTTTGATAAAAGACCTATGCCTGGAGTTTTAATATGACCGAGCTAGAATATAGATTTTTTTATTGGGGTCCCTTTTTAGCTAAATATAAATTACCTAAAAAAACTATAGAAGAATTATTAAAACATTCTAAAAAAGGAAAAGATTATAGTCATACACTGGCTGGTATTATAAAAGGTCAATATGAGTATGATGCAGAATTCTTTTTTGATAGAGTAAAAGTCTATATAGATTCTTATATATCAGGTGCTGCTAAACATTGGAATTGGACCAGGCACCCAAAAGGTTTTGGTGTAGCTAGAGCTTGGATTAACTATATGAAAGCAGGTGAATTTCAGCCACCCCATGTACATAGTGCAGATCTTTCTTGTGTGGTTTATTTAAGAGTACCTAAAGGTCTTAAAAAAGAAAATAAAAATTTTAAAGGTTGTTCAGGAGGCCCCGGGGCCATAGAATTTAGATATGGAGATGGAGTTGGTTTTAGTTTTAGAACGACTGAATTTTTCTTACCAGAAGAGGGTGACTTTTTCATATTTCCTGCTAAACTAGAGCATTATGTATGTCCTTTTTACTCAAAGGGTGAGAGGATATCTATGTCGGCTAACTTTAAATTAGCATACTAGTACAAAAACATAATTTTATGCTATAATGGAGTAGCTATGTTACAAAAATTAGGTTTCTTACCCGGATTCAATAAACAAGTCACAGAAACTGGAGCCGAAGGGCAATGGTTTGATGGTGATAATGTAAGATTTAGGTATGGTACACCTGAAAAAATAGGTGGTTGGCAACAGTTAGGACAAGATAAATTAACAGGTGCCGCTAGAGCCCTTCATCATTGGGATGATAATGCTGGTATTAAATATGCAGCTATAGGCACTAACCGAATTCTTTACATTTATTCAGGTGGAACCTATTATGATATTCACCCAATTAGAGAAACCATAACAGGATGTGATTTTACAAGTACCTCTTCATCTAAGACAGTTACTGTTACTACGCCTAGTTCACATGGTTTAGTAGACGACGATATTGTTATGTTTGACAGTGTAAGTGGGGTAACCGCAGTGGGGTCTACTTATACAGATGCGACGTTTGAAGATGAAAAATTTATGGTAGCTTCTGCACCTACTTCCCATACATTTACAATTACAATGGCTTCTACGGAAACAGGAACACCATTAAGTAATTCAGGCTCGGCTTCTACATTATGTTATTACCATGTAGGACCTTCTCAACAATTAGGTGGCTATGGTTGGGGTACAGCTAACTTTGGCGGAACTGCATCAGGTCCAGCAACCACTACTCTCGCTTCTGGTATTAATGACACTGTCACCGATATTCCTTTAACTAGTTCTGCTGCTTTTCCTTCGTCAGGAGAAATTAGAATTGGATCAGAAGATATAAGTTTTACTGCCAACGATACAAGCACAGGAATTCTTAGTGGAGGTGCCAGAGAAGTTAATGGTACAACTAAAGCAGCGCATAGCGGAGGAGACACTGTCACTGATATTTCCGATTATGTAGCATGGGGTGACCCATCTTCTGCTGACTTTACAATTGATCCAGGATTATGGATACTAGATAACTATGGAAC